ATACACCATCAGCAAATACTTGCCATGTAGTACCACTACGTACAATAGCTATATGATGCCAATTACCATCATGCAATGTTCCAACAGCTATAGACCAAAGAGCTGAATTATTCCAAAGAATAATGTCGCCATTGTAGTAATTAAATGCGTATGAATTTGAAGTCCAAGCAGCTTCGTTGGTGGTTCCCCACATACCCATGTTGCTGGTAGAAGTTGTATTAATCCAGCATTCAAAAGTTATTGCTCCAGTACCAAAAGCCAGATTAGGATTTGCTACAGTTGACAGTTGTGATGACCCCGGTCCATAGTAACTCCACCCAGTATGACTAAACGGCGTAAACGTACCCTGAGTCGTATTACCATTTCTAGTAATAGTGAAGTTGTTAGTGCTAGAGTCTAAGAACGTATTGTTCTGCGCTCCGTTAGTGCTGCTAGTGTTAAGCAGTAGAGTCGTGCGATTAAAGTATTCATCGACTGCAGTTGCTATAGCAGTCTTAATGCCAGCAAGAGCCGCCAGAATTCCACTCATGACACGTTCCCTGAAATGATGCAAACAGTACCGCTAAGAAATACCACCGTTGCCAAACCACGAGTAGCCAAAGTAACACTAGACTTATCCGTATCAGTTCCAGCAATATAAGCCGTAGTGATAGAGCAAGTGATAGTCACGCCAGAGCTAGTATTGTTAGCAATAGCGATAATGTCACCTTCAGCAAATGTCGCGTCAGGAATCGTTATAGAGCCACCTGAGCCTACTTGGACATACTTACCTACATCACCCACAGCAAGCGAATAAGAGCCTGTCTTAGTGCCTACAGCAGGTAGATCACGGTAGCCAATAGGGTTAGTACCATCAACCGTACAGTTGGTTAGCGTGCCTGAGCTTGGAGTACCTAATACACCACCGTTAACCACAGCAGCACCAGACGAGCCGATATTGACCGCCAAAGCCGTAGCTACGTTAGTACCTAGACCGCTAACACCAGTAGAAATAGGCAGACCAGTAGCATTAGTCAAAGTAGCTGATGCCGGAGTACCTAATGCGCCACCAGACTGGTATTTGTCCGTATTAAGATTAGTGAAGTTATTATCAACTTCGGTATAACTAAGTGCCGAGCCTTTGCCAGCACGAGTAACGATAGTAGACATAATTTACCCCTATGCCAATGTGACCGATAAATTCGTCGATGTGATCTTGAAAATATCACCGTTACTAATAGTCTTACTTGTATCTAATGCTGTGTGATACAGAAGATTACCGCTAGTAACTGCATCACGAATACCAACATAAGTAATTGTTCCCCAATCAGCCGTAGCTTGTGGGAATTCAATTGCTGAACTGTTAGAAGTCGCACCACCTGAAGGTGAGCTAAATGTGATCGCCTGACGAACATAAGAACCACCAGTAATCTCGGTTCCTGTATCCGCATCAGTCGGATCGTTAGTATATAAAGCTAAATAAGTGGTAGTCGGCGCGGTATAGGTAGTACCACGCAGAGTACCGTTAATTAGAGCTTGCTCTAGGTAGTTCGACATTTCTGCCATGATTTACTCCTTAAATTTATTTTGTTTACTGCGGTTTTCAAACTGGGTTATAACTCTTAAATTCCAAGGAACATGCAAACCACATACGTTTTCACCCATTATCGGAACTATGTGATCTACTTCGTACTTAGTCCCTGTATCCCTAGTCTTTAACCTTGCTTCAACGTAAAACTTTTGTATTTCATGCTTTAAATTTTCATTTATCCATTTTGGAACTGCATTTCTTTTTGCCGCTCTTGCAAATGCTTGCCAAGCAAATTTCTTGTGCTTTGTTTTTTCATAGCATTTTTTAGCTATTTCTTTGTATCTGTTTTTATTCCTGCTTTGCCATTCAGAAGCTAATTTAATTTTTTGTTCTTTATGATTTTCATAATTTTCATAATGATATTTTAATGCTTTACTACGTTCTGATTCTGCATTTTTTGCATACCATGAACTTTTATATTCTTTTTTGCAAGGCTTACACCATCTGCTAAATCCATCACTTACAGACTTCTCTTTAGTGAACATCTCGTAAGGCTTGATTTCATTGCATTTGCTGCAATTCTTCACAGATTTACCTCACAGACATTGACATAGGTTGACCGCCGTATTCACCATTTTGGTCGGCAGTAGAAATTGCTGTAATGCTACGATCATACAAAGCAGCCCATGTCTGAAGTCGTGCATCATTCATCAAATAGGGTTCAGCTTCGCCCAATGCCGCATACAGCAAAGCATCAGGATAATTAGTTAGGAATACGTTAACGATATTAGTATCAGATAGATACTGAGGCTTAGCGTAATACAGCATCTGAACGCTGTAGGCATCATCAGGTATAGGAGCGAACTGAATCTCTGAAGCCAGAATCGTGTAGTTCAATGGCTTAGCTGAATCAGTAGTCCTAGCTATTGCATAGAATGAATTAGGTGAAAGGTAAGTTACCGAAGAAGCAGGAGTAGTGCGTAGATGTAAGTCACGCATCTCTAGGAAGTCCGTAGGCAAGCCGACAGTTGATTCACCACCTGTGGTAGTCGCACGAGCTACAACGAGCATCTGGCGCGTTCTGAGGTCTCTACGGAGCCGTTCTTCAGCCAATTGGATAAAGTCCGGTATCTGTGATGTCAGATCACTACGACCTAAGTAACTCGCTATCGTAGATTTTAACGAACTGTAATCCGTCATAACTATTTCCCTGAGTTGTGTCTCTCCACAGCTCCATCTTCTACATCATCCCATCGGTATTCATACGTTCCAATGTGACCAATATGCATAGACAGACTGTGATCTACATACGTCTGGAATCCGCTATCAGCAGCCTTGACGCAGAAATGTACATCTTCGCCAATAATGCCCTTAGAACCCCAACCTACGTCATACCACGGCTTTTTAGTAGCCTCGAATACATCTTTGTGAATCATTACTACACCACCACCAACTGCCGTACAAGGCTCAATACCTTCCTTGCCTTTAGAGTCTATTTTATGCCAAGCATGGCTAATAATCTTGCCATTTTCGTCTTTTTCTAGCTCTAAATTCAAAGCTGTTGGTAGCGTAGGTTTGCGTCTAGTTACTGCATTAACTCCGACAATCGGTACTTCTCTGCTTAACAATATCTCTATCGTATCGCTAGGAAACCGCATATCTGAATCAATGAACAGAATGTAGTCACAACCCTCTTTTAACGCAGCTTCAACCAGCTTTTCACGCTGATCGAATATCAACGTACCAGCCATTGTGTATAACTTTAAGCCGTTCTCACCTGAACCACACCGAAACTTACTATCTCGTCCGACCATCTTCGCAAAATCAAACGCGAATCCTGTATGAACCTCGTCTCTAGCTGGAACGCATACGCCAACTGTTATACCCATTAGATAGTACCCCTATAGACTTTCCATTGTGCATTATCGGAATCATTGAGCCATCGAGCAAAAGCCACATCGTCAACGATATTGAACCCTTTCATAACTCCCCTTTTATTCAAGTCATCAATAACTGTAAAAGGTATTCGAGCTACGTGGTGCAATTCTTTAACGTGTCCTAGCCTTGCTTTATCTTCCTCTCTGATTAGGTTGTTACTCTCTAATATCTCAGTAACATCCTGTTTAGTCTCAATGACGATACCACCGTCACCGTCCGCATGAACAACCTGTTGTCTATAGTCCATAAATCCTCGTAAATGCCCCCAGAGACGAATCCCTGAGGGCTATTCAATTACAGAGACATATTCAAGTCAGCAACGATACCGTGAGCAGCTTCGTTCTTAACTTCCAATGTGCACTCAACCAGAATCTGAGTCTTGTCAGCATCACCAGCTTTTGCAAGCTCGTTAGTCATGAACGGACGCAGATAAGCGATTGCAGCGTACTCAGGATCAAGCACCAGAGCATCGCGTGTACGCATGAAGATATTAGGAACAACGCTCATTGAACCGAAGTCAGACAAGTAAACGTCAGCAGCACCGACGATAGTTGCAGCACCAACGCCAGCACCACCACCACCAGCATTGACGTTATAACGGTAAGCCGACAGACCTGTGAAGCTAGATACTTTCTGTTTACCAGTAGCACCAACCATCAGAATCTTAGGAGTACCGCCAGAGGAGAATACCTCAGCAACTACTTCTTTCAACAGAGCCTCAGTAAATGTACGTGTGTTACCGTCTGTACGTGTCGATACGCCGATAGTAGTTGGGTCACCACCGTTAGTCTGGACTGACGAGTTAGTCTTGATCCATGACAGCAACGAACCCATCTTACGAGCCGATGAGTTAGACGAACCAGCCGAACGACCTTGGTTAGACAAGAGAATTGTCTCTAGGTCTCGCTTTAGCTCCTGTGATGCCTTAGCTAATTGATAAGCTTTTTCAGATTTTCTTCCTGCTTTGTTAACTGTATCCAGAGTGCCAGAGACTTTGATAGTCTTTTGCAGAATCTGAGTGTAGTTACCCAAGCGAGTAGTAGGTGTCAAAGTAGCATCAGAAGCATCAGCACCTTCAACAGCAGCGTTATTTGTAGTAGCAGCTGCGAGGGAGTCGGTCTGCCACTCGTGGTAAACAGCCGTTGCCTTAGTCTTGCCAATAGAACTCATGAATGGAGTAGTAGTCGGCGAAATATCATAAATTACGTCGGTCAAATCTTCGCGCTGACCGATTGCGTCGTAGGCGTTATAAATTGCCATGATTCAATCCTTTATAAAAAGCGTTCAAATACACTTGCCGCATCACGTGGACTACCACTAGACTTAACTCGTGCCTTTAGTTTCTTCAGTTCTTCAGCACTACTATCTCTAGGTTTGCTTACGCCTGACTTAATCGCTTTAGGAGCCTCTGTAACCTTCTTGGTTATCGCTGGCTTACTAGCAACTAACTTGTCGTACTGCATCGCCTAATACAGAGTTAG